GTAACCCCTGCCCGATCACATCGTTTTCAGGTTCCTGTATAATTATCGTGGGCAAGGATTCGTCGTCTGATACGTGAACTGTGTCTGAAGTTTTTTCCGGTTTCTTAGTACGTGCCACGGGTAATTCCTCTCACCAGTGTAGGTTCGCTCAGAGATTTTGTTGCCTTCTAAAAACATATCAACTGAAGCCCGACTGGTCTCACTCCCCATCCTATAATTCATCGTATGCTTCATCGTGCATCCAAACTCCGGTGCATACGCTTTCACGGCTGCAAAAAACTGACGATCTGCTCCCCATTGCCCAAACCAATGATGTCCGACTTTCACCGCTATTTCTCGCGGTATGGCGAAACAACCGGTGTCAATGTGATTTCTCGTTTGATCGAATGCTACAGGCCAATGCCCCAGGCTCTCACAGTTATCCTGGCAAACCATGACTCCTGCATCATCCATGATGGTTCGCAACGTATATGCCCAGGAGTATTTATCTTCCTCAAACACCTTCTGAAATTCCTCAATATAATTGGGGGACACTGAGTTATCTTCGTCCAGGTAACAGAGGACATCTTCGTTGACCAGGAAGGACGCCGCAGCGTAAACCCTATGTCCATACCAGCCTTTACCGACATTGACATCTAAGGAAATGAATTTCTCTTGTCGTGACAGTCCAACACCACCAGGCCCAATGAGCATAGTGTTCAACGCAGACCAATGTTCTTTGCCATCCACCACAATATAGTGGGTGCAATCCTGCCCCCGAAGCGACTCAATGTTCCGCTTCAGATGCTTGGAGCCAATCGTCGGAGTAATCACAGCAAACGATTTCATCGCATCATTTCCACTAGAAAGGTGGACAGTTTATACATTGGACGATCATCCGTTGGGACGCTGTAGTATCCTTCCATGTTCCAGAGCCATGTCGGGGTCTTTGGATACTTCAACACGATGGTTCCATCTGTGAGTCTGATTCTCTTGACAACAATTGTTTCCATGATTACACCTTTGTCATTGCGACTGTGGGCTTGATCTTCTTGATCTTCTTCGCTTCCTCAACCTGGGCTTGTGCCACTTCTGGCTTCTTCGCTTCCTCAACCTGGGCTTGTGCCACTTCAAATGGCAAGCCAGGAAAGGCTTCCTTGACGAGCGAGGGGGTGAGATATCTGATCTCCAAGTCCTTCTTGAAACACTTGACCAGCAATGCCGCTTCTTCCTTATGAACTGCGCCAAGCAAGGCATTGAGGATTCGTGCTTCTTTCAATGGGGGCAACTTAACTGTGCGCTTCGGATGCCCCACAATGAAAATATAGAGCCTCCGCATTTCGTTGCTGAGATTGGAGTAACACACACCAGCGGGTTCTACCGCAGGCTTGTAGTTGGGAATCTGAGCAATGTCGAATACGATCTTGGGATTGAACGCATAGTTCAGAAATTCCTTGAACCAGATATTCGCTGCATACTTACGCAGCACGGCAATCCGATTCTCGCGGTTCTTCTGCTTGTCAAATTCATCAAAAATCTCGTTGAACAATACGCTTGCAAAATTCATAGTGACCTCATTGGTTAAAAATCCTCTACGGTGGCTGTCAATTCTCTCAATCCGCTCGCAATCAAATACTTCCAGAAATGGTTACGACCATGCGCCGCTGACGATTCATACGCTACCGCAATCTTGGTCTTGACTGCTTCGGGAATCTGCTTCAGATCAATGAGCATTTCATTGCGCTTGAAGTTTCGCAGCATGTCTGCGGTGCAGAAGGCTTCCGCTTCCATATTTAGCCAGGTGATTATCTTCTTTTCCATGATAGGCTTCTGTCTGCCACCCGTCACAAATACGTCATCAGGTGAGAGAATGTTGGGCACCCCATCTCCTGAGTCACCACGAATAATGTGTTGCTTCAATGCAGCGGTTGGAAACTGCTCAACAATCATCTTCTTCAACAAGGGCGAATACTGATAGACATTGGCATATACTTGGAGTTGGTTGAAATCCTTGTCACCAGAGACAATCATGATCTTCTGACTTGGTGCATAGGTATGGGCTAGGACTCCGATAATATCATCAGCCTCACAGCCTTCAACACTCACGATCTTATACATCAGGTTTGCCTGAAGTTCCGCCTTGAGTGTATCAAGGCAGGTGAAGATGCTGGTCCAATTGAACGGAGATTTGTCGCGGTTCTTCTTACGGTTGGCTTTATAGTGGGCAAAATACTCCCGGCGCCAATAGTTCCGATCATCCATCGCAATAACCACTTCGCCATACTCACGCTTGAACTTCTTGACGTTAGATCGGAGCGAATTGAGAATCACATGTCTGACCATATCAATGTCCGCCTCAACCACCTTTGTTGAGGCTAAGTGCTCAAGGATGCAAGAATACGCGATCTGTGAAAAGTCAACAATAATCATGATATAATCGTCACAGGTGATGCTGTCAGAACGGCGACCCGCGCTCCGCACGGCAATAATGGTCTTTCATTTCCAGAATAGATCACGTCGGAGGGACCCTCAATATGGACTTGGTGGCAGTATGTATTCTTTCCACCGCGCCTGACCGTAATCACAGGTTCATTCGTGCCATTCCTTTTGTTGGCTCTGATTTTATGCTGATTCACATGTATCCACGTCATCATAATTATACCGTGACCCTCACCAATATGGTGTCCTTATTTATTCGCCCTGTGACCTTGGCATTCTTGGTGGTCAACGAATCTAACAGATTCTTGAGAACCACTTTCCCACCTGAAAGGACCTTGGGCATCACTTCTTCAGGCTTCCGCAACTTCTTGGCTGAGGACTTCTGCTTGGAGTAATTCAGGAGCGTGCTGCCCTTGACCTGCAATCCCGCTGCATCATCGGCGGCATAGTAACTCAGAAGGCGAGTCTTAGAGTTGTAGACCCACACCCCTTCAGAGCCAACGATACGCTGTGGGGGAATGGATTTGACCTTGAGGGTTTTATCTTCCAGGGAATACTTGAGGGATTTGACTTGTTTCTCAGGAGACTTGGCTTTCTTCTTGCGGGGGGACTTGGCAACCTCACCCATGATGGTGAGCGTGTCGGAAATAATCTGATCGTAGAGGGCTTCCATCTTTTTCAGTTGTGGGGTAGTATAATTGTCATAGCCTTCTTCAATCTGCGGATCAGTGCCAGCAATGGCAACATGGATTTCATCACGATACTTTTTGAAAAAGTTCACGATGTTGGGACCATGCGACCCCTTGACTTCGTTCTCACGCATGAGTTGGAGGGTATTGGGAATCGTCTTGAAATCTGACAGGATGAATTCATCCACTGCGCCTTCAAGGATACCAATACTTTGACTTGATTTTTCCTTCAGGCGATCTTGAATGGTGGGAGGCTTGGGCTTGATACTGGTTTCGGAGGGTGTCTTATCATCAAACACAATGGCTTGCATGCACTTGATATGCTTAGAAAGCCACGCGAGCGACTTATCATCAAGCATTGCACCCCGACTCAGCATACGGCACACAAATCCGACTGTGCTGACCGTATGTTCAATCTGCGCGACCTTGACTTTTATGCCGTTGGCTTTGCAGTAATCTGTCAGATACTTTTGCGCGGTATCCCTCTCTTTGTTCTGGTTATACCAGTTCAATGCGAGGTTTAGTTCATTAGGGGAAAGTTCCATAATCCCAAAGGTCGGTTCGTCCTTAGAGAGGAGATCGTTCACCCGCGATTGTGTTGATTGACGTTTAATTTTCATAATACCTTTCCAGTGATACCGCTATTTAGCCTTTAGTATAACACAGCGGTATGAGAAAAGCAACAACTTTTCTCATACCGGCAGATCACCTATCCCTTCACACACAAGACCGCACGCAACTGGGCTACGATCTTGACCAAATCCTTCTGGTTCTCCATGACTACATCAAGGTCCTTGTAGGCTTCCTTCAATTCGTCAATGATACCAGCGTCCTTACGGCACATGAGTCCCGCAGTCTGCGTTTCAACATCTGCTAAGGTAAACTTCTTCTTGGCTTTGCCGCGTGATAAGACACGACCCGCGCCGTGTGAGCAAGAACAATACGAGTCAGCATTTCCCAAACCTTCGATGATATAAGACTTGGCACCCATCGCTCCAGGGATAATACCAAAGTCACCAACGCGAGCACGCACAGCCCCCTTACGAGTAACAATGACCTCTTCACCAAAATGCTCCTCTCGCTCTGCATAGTTGTGGTGACAGTTCACCATCAGTTCAATAGGAACCGGTCCGTTTCCACCACCCAATACTGTTTCAGTGAATGACTCCAAAACCAACTTCATCATGACTTCGCGGTTCTGCATCGCGTATCGTTGCGCCCACTGAAGGTCGCGCCAATAGTCATCAAACATCTGCGTGCCTTCTACCAAGTAGGCTAAATCAGGGTCCGTCAACTTGATTTCTTGCACCTTCATGATCTTCTTGGCTTCATCAATGTAGTAGTTCCCGATTCGGTTGCCGATGCCACGCGAACCAGAATGCAACATGACCCACACATTGTCCTCAGTGTCCAAACAGATTTCAATGAAGTGGTTTCCCCC